TCCTCCGGCGGTGCCCAGTCCCTCCCTTTCCCTCGATGTGTTGTTCCCCGCGCTGTCCGCCTTTTAATGGGGCGTCGGTCGTTTTCCCGACGTTCCGCTCCCCGCCCCCAAATCCAGTTTCTGTCCCGCCGCCGCCGCGTCCCCCTTTATGTTTCCGAGCGCATACCCGTCCCCGCCGCCGGGACGGTCCGCCCCCCCCCCCCCCCCGCCGTAATACCGCTTGCCCCAATACGCCGCTCCCTGCATTGTATTCAGGTCGATCGTATTGTTCAGCGTCGTTGTCGCTTTCGCCGCACTGTCCGCGCTGTCCGCATGGGTCGCGTTGTCTGCATTAACAGCATTCGTTGCGTTGTCTGCATTCGTCGCATGGGTCGCGTTCCCTACCGTCATATTCGGATAACTTCCATTTATTTTCGCATAGTCCGAAAGATCCACATCATTAACTTTACCGATAAACTCGTACTTGTTATCCTCGGAAATCCATAAATATTCCGCATAGGCATCATTTTCTATTGCGTTTGCAGAAGGGACAAGATAAATAAACGCGCTGTCACCAGGGACGGGAAGATCATCAAAGCTGTCATAAACTTTATACTCTTTTTTTGCATAATCTTTCGCCTGTTCCATGTATTCCTGCGCTTGTCCCGCCGATTCCTGCGCGGACTGCGCGCTCCCCGCAGCAGAACTTGCGCTCTGCTCCGCCTGCGTTGCGTTGCTTGCCGCCGCGCTCGCCGATTGCCCCGCAGCCGTCGCCGAACCTGCCGCCTGTTCCGCAGAGCTTGCCGCATCCCCTGCGCTGCCCGAAGCCGCGTTTGCATATCCCTGCGCCGCAGTTTCCGATGCCTTGGCGTTGTCCTCCGCCGTTTCCGCCGCTGCCTGCGCATCTTCCGCCGCTGCCTGCGCTGCTTCTGCCGCATTTTTTGCCGAAACAGCCGCCTGCATGGTTTCTTGTGTATCCGGAAAATAAAACTCAAAATCTATGTATGTCTTTCCGTCCTCTATGCGTTTATTTACTTCTGCCTCTGCCGGTAATGTTGCATCTATAATATTGCTCGTTACATTGCCTATTTCAAAGTCGCCGCCGCCCCCTGTTCCCCCGTAAATAATATCCAGCGTCTTAGAGAGATCTTCAATATTACCGTTTGTCCCGTGCGTAAAACGCGCGACCTCGACCTGATATGTACCTAAATCGGAAGCGTATAGCTCTTCCTGAATTAAATCCGCAACTTCCTGTACAAACAGGGAAAACGCAATACTTTTATTTGCTTTTAATTCGATTTGCGCAATTATTTGGTAACGAATCGGTTCTACCGGAGCCGAAGCGAGCGTCAATGTTTCAACGGATATAAGTTTTACCCGAACACCATGAATGATCAGCTCCCCCGGAGATATACCGATGGAGTTCCCCGCCGCCGTAACTGCGCATTCCGATAACACTCCGCCGATAATGCCGTCCCGATTCCCTGCGGAAAAATTATTGAACGCCCCGCCGTCTATATTTTCGTTATCAACTCCGTTTTGTTCAAGGATTTTATAACTCATAGCGCCACCTATTCAATGATTTTATAAATTTTTGTTATCATACTTCTATGGAACGAAACCGTAATTGTATTATCTGTTTCCATTTCACTATAATATACACCTCCCCACTGAGCATCTCGGGAGCTTATATTAAGCAACAAATATGGAATGGTAGAACGTACATAATACTTTGCCTCGTTTGTATATTTACCTGCAGTACTTAAAGGCTCAAAATCCACAGGCAACATCCCTGTATCATAATCACGGCAACCTGAAGATACAAATTTCCTTGTAGAATTACTGCCATTATAAAAAGTATCTGTGTATTCAATGATATATCGCCCCGGCGTGGCTACATCATTTAGAGAGATATTTACGGGATTATCTCTAGAACTGCACTCTATGTTTCCACTCCATAGCAATTTTTTCTGCGGAATAATGATCTCTCCTATCTTCAGTTTTCCATTATCATCGGTAACTAAATTAATCCCATTAATTTTTTGAGAATTTTCAGCGTTTGCGGCCTTTTGAGCAATAATCGTGCCATTTTCTATACCTTCTTTTAGTTTCTGTCCATACTCAATCCCCCGCACAGCCTTTTTTACATTGGATATAACGCCATTTGTGGCAGTAAACCGATACAGCAATAGCCGAGCAGTACCGACCGTATTCGCCGTTAAATCGTCGCTCGCGGGGATGTCGGGATATGTTCCCGATCGATAGGTCGATTTTATAGCGGCGGTATCAGTGCCGCAGTTTACTTCCAAATAAACGGAAAAATACTGCGTCGTACTTACATTGGGCGGCACGGATATCGCGGCACCGTTTGCATCGATTTCCACTTCCCATCCCTGCAGTACGAGTACCCCGCTTTGCACAACGAAAGACGTACCGTCGATTGCATAGTCGATTTCACTTCCCCTATCCTTTACAAAGCCGTCAAAACCGCCGTAAGCATAGCGCACCATGCGCGCATCGTCATGATTGGTAACGTTTGGCGTTTGGCTATCCTGCCGAATCAAACGTATAGACATAGTTGCTCCTTATAAAATAAAAGATATTCCCGTTGTCCGATATCCGATCTGTATTTTTTTCAGACCTGCCGCGTCATACTCCATTTCTCCGCACGGCAGCGATTTATAAACCTCTTCCCCGCGCGCGACTACGATATTGAACCGCGACTCGAAATTGCCGTTCAATCCTTCGATCTCGATATTTTCCTGATACATCGCATCGGCAAGTTCCTTCAAGGCTTCGGTGTTTGCTTCGGACAAAAGCGATTCTACATCCTCTGCATTTTCCGTCTCCTTAATCGTGATCCGCCGCTTGACGGGATAAATATCCCGTAACTCTGTATTCGTCGTTACCTCATTTCTCGAAGTCAATATCCACCGTATGCCTTCCGTCAGCTCGTTCGTTGCCGTATTTAAGACATACCCCTGCGTTTCGTTTACGTCGGCGATCCATTTGCCGTAATCGCGGATGCCCCATTCCCACAGTTTGACTGTGACATCCTCCGCCATGCTTTTCCCGATTCGGAAGATGACTTTTTTACTGATTAAATCGAGTTCCGAGATCATGAATAGACCGTAAAATTTGAGATAGACCGCAAAAATATCTTCCCAGGCGTCATAGACCGCATATGCTTTTTGCGCGGGTTTCAAATTGTCCCACGCAATGGTTCCGACATTATCATTGAATACAAGTTCGCAGGTAAACGTCCCCTGCGTAACCTGTTCATTCCACGCATCGAAAACAGCTTGCAAAAAGGTGTTGACATCCGCAGGTGTTTCTGAAAAATCAAGTAGAACGTCCGCTTTGAGCATCGTCTTCAAATCGGACGCCGTGATCTTCGTCTGATTATCGGACGTAAGCTGCGGAACGCCGGCAAGCGCGCCGTACTCATATCTTCCCCTGTCGTCTTTTACCACGACGAACGTCGGTTGTATACTTTCGGTAAAAGCCTCACAAGTACATTTTAATTCGTCGAGATCCACGGCGCGTCGGATGAGAGAATAGCTTGCGGCATCTACAACGAGGGATGCGTTGTTTTGCAGTCCGTTAAATTTTTCGTCATAAAAAGATACGATCATAACCCGTACTGCCTCCACGATCCTACAAGCGTTCCTTGGTTCGCTGTATCGAGATTGACGGAAATCGTAGTGATTCCTCTTTCGGCAAATAAGAATGTATCACCGCTCGGATCCGTTTTTGCGCTGTAATCTACATATTCTGCACCATCAAAAAAATAAATCTTTTTCGTGGAACTATTGATGACGATATGCTGACCTGTCTGTAGCGATACTCCCGGAAATCCGACCGTGTTATATGCGTTTCCGTCTTCATCCAAAAGCTGCACAACAGGTTCCGAAATCGGCCCATACAATGTGACCGTTACGGGAACGGGTGCCAAATACGGATTGTTGATTTGGTTATTTTCAACTACATTTTTCCCGTAGCAATACGGATATTTGAACGAGTAGCTTTTACCTACGCTTGAAAATGTAAATCGAATCGATTGCTCGATATTCAGGAAAAACGGCGTTGTCGGCGTGAACGTCGCCGCGCAGGAGAGATTATCGAACTCGTCCTTTTCTGTCTTCTTTAACTCCGTCACCTTCCCCTCGATATATCGTACCTGCACTCCGTCGTTGTATTCAAGTGCAAGCGCGACATTCGGCGCGGAATACTTTTGCAGCCACTGCGATAAAATCGTAAATTTTTCGTATCCGCGCCCGATAAGATTGATAGTCAGACCGACCGATTGCTTTTCCTGAACGACTTTCGTTATTGTATCCGTGACGTCGCCTTCGAGCGTAGAAAGTTTCAGCCGCCAACCGAGTCCGCTCAAATCTGTAACGACGTCGAGAGGAAAACGATCGAGAATGGAATTATCGATATCAAATACGGCAAATGCAAAACTTCTCATTCTGCCTCCTATCTGCGCGATTGGGCAAGTGTCGCAATCTCTCGCCCGACTGCTGCCGCGATCTCCTCCGCCGATGCCCCCGGATTGGTAACATTGACAGTAACGTTGTATTGATCTGAATACGTCGTGTCGCTGTACGACGCACCGCCGCCCGAATAGGAATAATCGGGCATTTCGTCGGATGCGTTCAACGCCCCGTTGGCGTATGATTCTATATTGTCGGCTGTAAAATTGATATTTTCTTCGGGCATTATATCCTGCGCCGCCGCATTGATCGCCGCAATGCCGGCAGCCACACCGGCAACGATTCCACCCACTGCGAGTCCGAGCGACCACGATGCGTGAAAAACCGTTACCGCAGCCGCCGCAACAAGCGCCGCAATGGCGAGCATGGAAAGCAACTTCTCAACCCACGTCATATTTTTCCAATTTGAAATCAGATTGATCGCTAAGCCCGCCGCCCCGGCAAGCGAAGCAAACCCTACCGCCGTGAGCAGCTGCGCCTTATTCAGGTTCAATAATAGCCCCGTCAGCATTTTAAGTCCCGGAACGATTTTTCCTATCAAAATCAAAAGCGGACTCGCAACGGCAAGTATACCGAGCAAAGCGAGAATGGTATTCTGCATCCCTTCCGGGAGATTGCCGAACCATTCGGCAAGGGATTCGATCGCGGGAACGAACGATTCTTCAATAAACGCAACGACGCGTTCGATGAGCGGCGCAAGCGCTTCGCCGAGCTGCGCACGGGCGTATTCCATTGTGACAGACAGGCGGTTGAATGTATCGTCCAACTCCGCGAGAGCTGCCGCCTCTTCGCCTGTGAGTGACGGCATCGCCTCAAATTCCGCATTCCACTTGGCGAGATCCTCGGCTCCCGCATTTATGTACGGCAAAAGTTGTGTTGCGATGCGGTCACCGAAAATTTCGTTCGCATACGCCGTTTGGAGAGTACTGTCCTCTACCTTTGCAAGCGCCTTGATGATGCCGTCAAACATCTCCTCATCGCTGCCGAACTGCCCCGCCGATATACCGAGAGCGGTAAGAGCATCCGATGCCGCATTCGCCGTCCCCGTAGATAAATCTGCCATCGCCGCCCGCGCGCGGATGAGCGCCCTTGTAAATGCCGTAGCATCGACTCCGGACTGCAAAGCAAGGTAATTCCAACGCTGAATCGTTTCCGCAGATATGTCGAATTGCTGCGTCATATCGTCGATTTCGGCACCCGTCGCCGCAGCGCTTTTCCCGATTGCCGCCGCCCCCGCGATGACGCCTGCTGCAGCCAACGATACGCCTGCCATCTTCTGCCCAGCCTGCGTAATCGATTCGCCGAGTTTATCGAACTTTGCATTTAACTGCTCGATTTGTACGTTTTTGACCTTTTCCAAACCTTCGCGCAAATCAAGCGCCTTTGCTTCCGTCTCCGCCAAGACAAGCTCAAATTTCGCATATTTTTCGGTATCGACTTGACCCGACGTTCTCATATAATCGAGCTGCTCTCGCAGAGCTTTTGCCTTCTCTTCCGTTTGCTCGATCGCCTTTTGAAATTGCTTTTGTGCCTGCACGGCACGATTTTCATCGTAATCGATTTCGAGGCTTTTGGCGAGAGAGTTTGCCGATTTTTGCGTAGAGCGTATTTCCCGATCGGCTTTTTTTAAGCCTTTTTCAAATTCTTTGGTATCCGCCCCGATTTTAATGGTGAAACTTGTTGCCATACCCGCTCCTTATAACGCGTCAAAATCTGCCTGCGTAGCTGGCGTAATACGCCTAATCCCTGCCTTTGTCATCTTCTCCTGCGCACGGTGCCGCAGCCATATGCGCGCATTATCGATGCGAAGCGAGCAGACAAGGCTGAACGCATCAATGATATGAATGCCCCGCCAATCGATGCCTGCCGCCCCAAGCTCTTTTATCGTCCTTAAACTTAAAGGCATCAGGTGCCGCTCTTTCGGAAAAGGTTTCGGGTCGATTCGCTCAAATACCCTTTTCAGCTCCGCCTGATGCCTCATCAGTTTTTTTCCGCCGCCCCTTCAAATATCGCGTTAAATGCTTCGGAAATTTTCTCGATCAGGCCCTCGACATATTCTCTTTGCGAAAAATCGAACATCTTCAAAAAGCTGACAAAATCGACGTCAAGTTTGAAGAAACAAAAAAGAACCTTCAGCTTGGAAATCAGCACGGAGACATTTTCCCCGCTCTCTCCTTTCAGCCGCATCGCATAGTCCACTATACTCTCCCGCGCTGCAATCTCCGGGAAATTGGCTTCCCAACGCATCTGAGACACGAGCGTATTATCGATGTCGACCGATCTATCTTCCGTTTCAAATATTCGCTTTCCGTCCTTAAATTCATCCTTTTTGACGAACGGTAAAATTACTTTCATAAATATACCCCTTGTTGAATTGAGCGACGCGGGAGTTGCACCCGCCACCGCATGGCGCTCTTTCGCCCGTAAACCCGCGCTGCACAGGCAACGCGGGCATGTGGGGTATTATGGCTAACGCCGTGTAAGCTCATGTCGCTGATTTGGGAACGGGAACGCTGTCAAGGAATGTTTCATACCCATCATCTTCGGGTTTTTTACTGTATGTAAACACTTTGACTGTTTGACCATTTTCGTCAATATATGCGGTTTCACCCGTTGCCGCCTGCAAATTTACGCCGTATGCCGTATACGAATAATCCGCGGTTGACTGCGTAATATCGTCCTGATCCTGCGTAAAGCTGTCGTTCGGAGGACTGACCTGCATCCCGAACACCCATGTCTTTTTCGCTTTGCGAATGCCGTCCGCGCCGATAAAGTCAGTTTCAAACCCGAAATGGATACGGGGCATACTTTTAACCGCTATCTCGGCGACGCCGCCGCCCGCAGGCTTAATTGCGACACCGATATCCTCTTCAAACGTATCATCGCGCGCGGTCGCCCCTACCGTTCCGGAAATATTGCGGTCGGACGCGAGCGACACGATCATCTCGCCGTCGCCATAAAATGCGCGCGTCGTAATATTTCTGTCTTTGGTAAAGGTGTTCATCCAAGTAAGCGGCTTTATCTCCGGCGATTCGCCGTCAACGGCATACACGGCGTTTTTAATGTTAAACTGTGCGAGATCCTTTCCCGTTTTATCAGCTGCCATGTTCGATTTCTCCTTTTATGATATTGATGACTTGATTTTGGTTTTCCTGTACGGTTTTCCGAACAAAAGGTTTTCCTTTGCGCCCGAACTCCAAAAGATTGACGATAGGAATCTCACCGTCGCCGCTCGTGATTGTATCTCCCGGCGTTTTTGGCCTTGTCGATGTGTTATAGATATACCGTACATTTCTGTACTTAAAATTCACTTCCCAACTCCGTTGGGTTTCGTGCGTATCATACGGCGTAGCGACCTCAAGGGCATGCTCCATATGCCGAGCCGCCTTATCGAGTCCGCGGTCTACGGCCGCATATACCTCCTGCGTAATGCCTTGGAGCACTTCGTCTATTGCGGCGGAAAGTTGATTCAATGTAGGCTTTAACGAACCTTTCGGCTTATCTCTCTTTGCCATACAAAAACTCCAAAGTCCAACTGTATTGCGCTTCTTTCAGCGTAGCGTTATATCCGAGATCGTACCCCGTATAAGAAGCATCGCCAACGGCGTCTAAAAAGGCTTTTACTTTGCGAATATTGACGCTATGGATGTCATCCGACCGCGCGCCCGTTGCTCTCGACACGAGCAGGATATCCGCCGTATCACGGCGGATAAGCGCCCTTCCGTCGCCATAAACGGCTCCGCTGTTCGAGATGTCCGCCCGAATGAGCAGATAGCTTTGTGGGACGTTTTCTTCCGCCTCGTCCATGACTTGCTTATAAACGGGTATCTCTGCCGACAGTGGCTTCAAAAAATCCCACAAAGCGGTCATTGCGTCGACCGCATTAAAGATTTGCATTTCTCCATTCCTCGATTGCTACCTTTGCGGCGCCGTCGTTTACTTCTTCCACATTGAGCAGCATCTCCGCCGCCGACTTCGCCTTGGAAAGCGTAGCGACGGCGTAGAGATTGCCGTCAAAATAAAGATACTTTTCACCGCCGTATTGCACTCGCCCGACCGTTACGCTGTATTTCAATTTGAAGCCCTGCACCTGACCAAGTTGGGCGGTATTGACACCGACAAGCTCGACATTTGCCGCAAGCGCCCTCGCCCGCACAACTTGTTTTTTTCTGTCACCGGTCGTTGTATCCTGCGCGCCGGCGGCAATGTCTGCAAGGATTACGCTCTTAGGCCCCGTCAGCATCATTCCCTCCGTAGCGTTCGCCCTTCGTTTGAACGGAAAGCGTATTGCGCAGCAACTGTAATGTTTTGTTTTCCGCGATATTTTCGCCTTTCATAAGGACTTGCGCTTGCAATACGATTGCGCACAGACCGAGTTCGGAGGCGAGAACGGCATCGGAGATATCGTTTGCGGCAAGCATTGCCTGCGCTGTTGCGAGTTTTTCGTTGTAGTAATCATCCAACTCGGTTCCGGGCGTCATGTCTCCAATCGCCAACTTGAACTTTGCGAGCAGCGCCGCCTTGTCGATTGTCTCCATGCTTTACCTCTCGGCTTATGCCGTCGCCTGCACCAACTTAACGAGCGCGCCTTTTACTCCCGTAGGTTTGCCGTCTGCGAGAGCCATGCCGCGATACACGACGGAACCGCTCATGAACCCGGCTTCTTCCGAACTTGCGATTTCGATGGGCTGCGCAAAGTTCATCACGTAGCCTGCTTTCCAATCGCCGAAATATGCTTCGCCGTCTTTGACGTTCGCATCGAGGCGTACGGGATATCCGAGAAGATAACCGACAAAACCATCTTCAATTGCACGCTCAAAAATCGGGCGTTTCTGATCGTCTTTGAGCTTGAGGACCGTCGCCTTCATTTTACGGTTAAACACCCAAACGGCGTTCGTGATGAATCCCTCGCCGACGAGCGCTTCCAAATCGACGAGGTTATCATAGGTTGCTGTCGAGCCGGCAGCGACCGTTACACTGTTCGTCCCATCCCATGACTGCGAATCGAGGCCCGTCGGCTGATTGCTGCCCGTGCCGGAAATAACCGCCTTATCGCAGGCAGCGCGCAGCTTGCGGACGAGCGCATTGACAAGCCACGTTTCAAAGGCATCGATCGACATGCGCGCGACCTGGGCAGTGATCTTGATCGTTTTGATGAGCGTGTAAGCCGCAAGCGCTACCGCTTTAAGCGTATCATTGCTCGGCGTGCTGTCCGTCCCTTCGGATACCCATGCCGCATCGTTGACAACGTTTTCAACCGGGAAACTCGTCAATGCCGGGATATTTTCAAGCGTGATGAGGCTCAACAGAGAATCCGATTCGCGCAACTGCCCGATGATCATATCCATCGTTTGCGTAGGAATGGCGGCGCCCGCCGATGTCGCTGCGGACGTCATGGCGCGCTTTTCGATCTCATCCGCCGGCTTTCTCTGCAACCGTTTGAAAAATGCAGAGCGGTATTCTGCCGTAGCGATAACGTCCATGCGCTCCATTCCGTCCTTAAAATGCAAAATGTTTTCGTTCATGATATTTCTTCCCTCTCCCTGGTTTTTATTTTTTTCTGCGGCGGCGATCAGATCGTCGCGGTGCTTAGTACGAAGCGAAATTTCCTTTTCGATGTCCTTCCTCTCCTCGGTCATCTGCTTCAATTCTTCCTCTGAAATATTCCCGCTGCGATGCTCTTCGAGTTTTTTCTTGAGTTCGTCACGCTTTGCGGCAAGCCTTTCAAGCTCGTTGTTCTCATCCCGCAGCATTTCCGTAATAGGATCCATGATCTTCTCCTTTAATTAAAATTTTTCAGTTCTTCTTCAACACGGCGCGCCATTTCCTGCTGCTCGCGCAGCACCTTCCGGCGCTCCTCTTCCATAGCGATAACGACTGTTTCTTTATAGGCGGGAAATGCCGTTATAGTGACCTCCGGCAATTCCTCGATTTTGGTAACCGTCCGCGTCAGCGTTGCCGGATTGACCTGATCGTGCGTCCGCAGCCAAAAGCTCATCCCGTCCACAATACCCGCCTCGATGAGATTGTATATATCGCGCGCTTCCTGCGTATTCGGCATCACGCACTCCATAAACAACCCCGTTTCGTCGATCTCCAAACGCATATTCTTTCCCGAACGACCGAGTACTCGGTTCATATCATGCCCGTATAAAAGAAAGACATTTTGCAGGTCTACGGAATCGAGCGCTGTCGGCAAAATAACCTCGGTGATCTCGTCATACCAATAGTCCCATACTTTTGTGGGTGTATTGAATAAGATCGGATACCCGCGGACAATAAGCTCTTTTTTTCCGCCATCCGCTTCTCGCGCTTCGGTTTTGAACTCCACTTCTCGGAAATCCCGAAATCGCTTTGTTTTTTCGTTAGGTTGCATTGTTTCCTCCTTCCGGCGAAGCAGTACCGCCGCCCGTCGGTTTTTCCGACTCTCCGGCAGTATCCGATGCGCCGTTTTTCGCCACTTGATAGGCGTCTGCATTTTCTATGTTGACCGTATCGAGGCTTATCCTGTAAATTCGCCCGAAGCCGTCCGGCAAGGGGCCGTAACCGATTTGCTCGCGCACCTCGTCCTCATTCAGGATGGCGTTGCGTATCGCCATCTGATAGAACTGCGTCTTTGCAGCCATCGTCGAAACTTGCAGCCAAAATGTATCGAGTTCCAACCGGTTGCCGTGCGCCTGCTCCAGTTTCGTAAAAATTTTACTCGTAAATTCCTGCTCAACCTGTCGGGCAATAGGCTCTACATGGTTTTTCACGAACAGCTGATATTCGATTTCAGTTGCTTTATTATTGACGATGGCGTCGGTAATCCCAAAGTAGTTATAGACGATATTGATAACCATCTGCATAAGATTGCGGTTGACGTCGTTCTCCGTCCAGTTTATAGGCGTAATTTTCCATGGCGCATCCACGTAGGCAATCCCTCTTACCGCTTTGGAAAAGTTGACCTCGAGATCTTTCATTGTTCCTTCGGCATCCTTTTCCTTGAGCATACCCATCGCGGCGGGATCCGCCTGCATGATCGCCTGCACCTTATTCGGGTCAGCCACGGCAATCGCTTGCGCGGCAAGCGCCTGTATAATCGTTTCATACAGTCCGAGATTATTCTTCTGCCCGCCGCCCAATGCGGAAAATCGATTCAGATAGATGATGTTTTCCATCGGAAAAGTCTTTCCGCTCGCCGCAAACGTTACCGCCGCCCGATCGTCGTATAGCGTGAAATCAAAATACTCGGGATCCCGCACATAAAGCTGTGAAAGCCTGCCCGTGCGCGCCGAAAATCTCGGTTCTATAAATACATTCGCGTAAAGCATGAGCGAAGTAATGACATTTACCCAAAATTGCGACGCATTCTGCAAAGGATTCGGGCGCACATTGATGACGCGATCCTCTTCCCCCTCCAAATACGTTACGTTCCCATCCTTATCCCGCCGTTCAAAATATTTCGGTATAATTGCGAAAATCTCCGCAAACGACTGAATTGCCGTCCGCACTTCCGGGATTTGATAGATGCTGCTTGCATATGCGCTTGCAAACCAATCGATATTATCCCCGTAGCGATTTCGGATGATCATGCGCAGTTCGTTTGCGTTCGCTTTTTGCGGAGTAATGTCCGCTTTAGCTTGTCTGCGCGCGAATATATTTTTGAAAAATTCCTGAAGTTTACTCATGTCATATCCTGAAATACTTTGCTATGCGATTTGCATACAGCGGCATCTCTTTCGCCCTCTGATACGCCACAAAAGCATTGAACACGCCGATGGCTCCGTCTATATGCCCTGTCGATTTTGCCTTATGCGGCGACAAATTGTTATTTACGTCCTGCCGGATTTTGAGATTATAAAAGCAGTACGCAAAGAGTTTGTTTCTGCTGTCGGCAACAATTTTTCCCGATTCAAACAGACTTTTCGTAACCTTGATCGGCTCCGATAAAGTCCACCCGCCCTGGGCGACTTCCGTCAATACGCCGAGATCGCGTGTTATCGTTCCGGTTTCGGTATCCCGCCGCACCTTTTCGTGCGAGAAGCCGTGTTCCTGCATATCCGTCAGCCATTCTTTGGAAAGCGCCCTGTCATAGCCGATTTTCAAAAAACTGATTTTGTATTCGTCACGCAAAAGACAGAACCATGCGGTAACGTATTCTTTCCGGACATAGCTGCCCGGCGTTATGATAATTACCTCGCTCGTAATGCGATCCCCTGTCGCAAGGTTCGTCATGCGCCGATAGTCCTGCTTGTCCCGCTCGCTGTTGCGCGCAAGGCGGTCTTCGGCAATGAAATACGCCTGCAAATAAATGAACTTATCTTCCGTCAGTATCTGTGCTGTTGCATTGCACAGGTCTGTCGTTTCGGCGAGGTCGACGCCGCCTACCGCATATGTATCGATGTACTCGTTCGGCTCGACGATCCGCATGGCACTTCGTATGGCCGTCATGCTGAAATAATCGATCGATGCACCTATCTGCCTGTTCATATGCTTGGCAATGAACGTGTTCAGCAGAACGGGATCGTCTTTCATCCCTTCAAGTTGGGTACGAAGAAAGTCCATCGTCGGCCGCCCTTCGTATATCGCAGGGTTTGCCTTTATCCAACAGCCTTCGTCATGATAGTCGTCCGTTTCGTCAATCCCGAACATCAGAGCAAAAATGCGATCGTTTTGCCCGAGCCGCCTCTTTTTCAGGAATTTTTTATTTCGCTCATAGAGACTTTCGTATAAACTTTCCGGGGTGACGCCCGCCGACGATATAACGATCATCATAGGCTGCGATCGCGCGCCCATGCCCGATTTTACGGCATTGTACTGATTTTTGTTCGTGATCTCGTGGGCTTCATTGACTACCGCCACGGACGGATTCGCGCCGTCTTTACCCTTTGTCCGCCCGGAAAGGTACTGAATCATACCGCTCGTTTCCGGGCATTCGATGACTTTCGACGTTTTCCCCGTACCCGTGAACCAACAATCGAGAGGCTCTTCCTTTACGTTGTTTTTTATCAGGTCGAACGTCCGTTTCGCCTGCCCCTCGTTTTCGGCGAGTATCTGACACCACGCGGAAGGCTCTTTATCGATTCCGACAAAATAAGCGATGAGAGGAACGATAAACGTATCCTTCCCCCACTTCCGCGCCACAAATAGATCAAGCTCGTTGAACCATCGTACAAACCGCTCCTCCTTCTTGTTCCAAACCTTAATACCGAGAATGCAGGCGGCGATATACTTCTGTTCACGGTTCAACTCAATCGGCTGCCCCGCCCATACGCCCTCCCGATGTTTGAACATCCATGCAAACTCCTGGAAGGCGAGCGGATCCGCTTCCTTGTAATATACGTTCGGGCGCGATATAAGTTCTTTTATTTGGCGGACATTGTTTTTGACATGTTCGTTAAAATCCTGCGGGCGGTTTTCGACATACCGGATATAGTCCGTTATCCACTTCAACATTGCCGCCGCCCGTCATGTATCCTTGCGCTTCATCAATTTGCGGAAAGGATCGTCCTTCCGTTTGGCGTTCGCCGCTTGCAGCCCCGCCTTCGCCCGGGCCTGCGGAGAAAGCCCCAGCTGATCGGCAAGCCGTATGCAGAGCGCCGCATTGTCGTTGCGTTTTTTGATATTCGGATTTGCTTTAAGTACCTGTTTCGGGTTCCCGTCTTTATCCTCCCCGCATTCATAGACCAAATATGCCCGAGGGTCTTCTTTCAACGCCGCATCCGCCTCATCCGTCGCTACCTTCGCCCGGCAGTAAAGCACCATCATATCGACATCCGCATCCGATACACGGCAGTTGACGGTCTCTCTGAAAACCTGCACCAGGAACTTCCAAACCTTACGTTCTGCCTTTGTCAATTCCTTCGGCGGGCGGAACTCCTGCCTTTGATAGATCGGAGTCAATTCTTCCCGCTCCGCAAGGTCTTTGTTGCTGCGATGCAACTCCTTGCCCGCATTTAATTTCGGCGCCCGCCCCGCCATCGTCCATCGCCTCCCAAAAATCGTTAAATCTTGTAAGCGGGCTTATACGCCCATGCCCTTGGTTATGACATTCGCCGCACAACAGCTCTAAATTGGTAATATCCAGCCGCCTGTTCCAATCGACGTCGAGCGGAACGATATGATGTACCTCTCGCCCCTCCCGAACGATTCCCTTTGCAAGGCAACGCTCGCAAAGCCCCCTTGCCTGCGCAAATTTGATGTTCCGCACCCTCCTCCACGCAGATGATTGATAAAAGCTGTCGTATTGCTCGTGATAGTTCCCTTGTTTTTCCATAAATTTTTGAAATTATAGGTAAAATTGCAAAAAAATGCAAAAAGCGGAAATGTTTGCAAATGGGCATTGAGCGCGCTTGCGCGCGTGCGCGCGTTTTTTCTCGCCCCCAGGGGGGTTATCTGTAAAATAAAAGCAAATACAGCAAAAAAATTATATTTGCCCTTATTATATCGATTATTTTTTAATGCGCTTTCATAACTTTTTAAGAAATTTTAAGATTTTTTCACAACTTTTCAATTTTCTTTCAGAATCTTTAAGATTTGCCCTTAGGTTTTAATAAATCCTTTACAAAATCATTCCGGCAAAGGCGTTTAATCGCGGCGGCCTCCACATTCGCGCAATGCCCATAACTGTATCCGAGTTGCCGCGCCACTTCCGCCATCGGCTGATCGTATATGTACAATTTCCACAGGATACGCGATTCAAGGCTATCCGACTTTAATATCCCAAGGATGCACTGCACATTATGGCAATGCAGCTCAAATTCCTTTTTGCTGTCAAGCAATACACCTTGTACCGACGGGATGATCTCGCCGCTTTGCAACGCCTTACCGATCTCCGCCGCCTGATTCTGACAGATTGAAAAACTCTTTAAGTATTTACGCAGAACCTTTGCAGATATTGTTTCAGTTTGCATCTTTACCTCCTTCGATCATCAGTTGACGATTTTCATATTTTTCAAAGACCGTCATATTATCATCCGCCAACATAAACGGTAAAAAAACTTCTTCCATGCTCGTCATCATACTATCGATAAAGGCCATCTGCGCGTCCACCCAATCTTTTATGATGCGCCATGCCGTTCTTTGGGCCTGCGCTGAATCTGCTTTGACTTTATCCTTGTGAAATGCCTTTTGTACTCCTTCAATTCGAGCAGGCAAGCGTATAGCCCGAAAACCGATAGGCGTTTCAATCTCAAAGCACAATGATTGCGGGAATCCGTCCGAATCATACTCCTGCATTATCCTGCGAGCTTTATGTCGAACTAAATTCCCTTGTATCTGTCCGATGGTCGTATAAACGTCTATTTTAGACGTGTAATCTTTTATCGGCATCCATTCCCTCCTTTCAGTTCCGCGAATTTACGTTCAGCAGATAGCCACTTCACTTTACATTGATTACAAATTTCTCTTTGTTCACCGCCAAACACAAATTCAACAAACTGCCTATTATTTAATTTCCCTTCTATCGCCTTTTTCTTACAAAAATTTATATCCTCTCGTTCGATGAAACTATAAGGGCAATCAAAATATACTGTCTGCACAAGTTCTTCTATTGTTAGGCTTTGCAAATACTCCCTGTTTGTCATGTTTTCTCTCCTTTCAGCTCCGCAAGGCGGGCTTCGGCTGCGGAGCGGTCAGTGAATACATCTTTGCCAAAGTCTATACTTTCAAAGGACGCAACAGCACCTCTAAAATTGTGGGCTTGCACTTCCAAATGATTTACAGAATTTGATAACAAAAATGTAATAGCAATTACTTTATTTTCCCTAATTTTTAAATCGAAATGATCTAAGGAATATATAGTATCACCGACTTTACACGGCAACTCTACCGTCTTTTCCAACCTCTCGCGCAGAGCTGCATTTTCGGCTTTAAGTTGTTCGAATCTCGCAATGATATCCTGTTTTGCAAGCAAACTACAATAATTACGCCCCTCATACGGGCAACCGTCACAAATTGCAATACTATCACCGCAAGCCTTTAACGCATTGAGTATCTGTTCATCCGTCATCTTTCCTCTCCTCCTGAATTATTTGCAGAGGGTTTCCCTCTCAAATCTGCACAAAAATGCAATGTGGCATTTTTCTTATCCTGCTTCTGTTTTTGGCAAGTTTGCAACATTTAATCCCGCCGCCGCATCTTGACGTAGATATACGCGCCGGGAGCAAATTCAGATACAAAAGCCGTCAGCTCTATGACCTTATAGCCACTATTCTGCCGCTCGAAATATGCAACTGCATCGTCATGATTGAAAGCAATGTTCCTTGCTCTTCGACGAGATATCGCTGTATCCGAAACGGTAATTTTCGGCTGTTTCAGATTGCGCGACGCCGCCCATGTCTTTTCATACTTCACGGATCGGGTTTTGGATATGTACCGCCCGAGACCTTCCAGTCCCGAATCGTCCGGTTGAAGCCTACGCGCTTGCGTTCTCCCGCCTCCGGCCCACAAACTTTCCGCTATGTCACGATCGGGAAAATTCATAACGACATGGTGATGAATCCGCACAGATCGCTCATCTTCAATATACTCCGTCACATAGAGATATTTCAGCGCACCATAGCCATGTTTTTTCATCCAATACGCAAGCCGGCGCAGATAGTTCTGCAATACCTTGCGAGCCTCTCTCATATTTTTCGGCAAATGAGCGTTGTCATAGGTCAAAGTCACCCAAATATCTTTTTTCGTAAAGTTGGCGTTCAAAAGCCGAACGATTTTCTTGCGGGTGTTTTTGGCATTCTGCTTTTTTTGCTTCTCGGAAGTTGCCATTGCTTTCTTCGCCCTGGATAAGGCGGTGCGACTCCGATAGATTGGAAAAACCTCACACTCGCGGATTTCTCCCGCCGTTATCGTCTTTTGACGGCAGCCGCATACTTCTCTGTCGTCATAGAACTGTTGCGGCTCTTCCTCAAACAAATCATCGCAATTTTCCGGAACATACTTTTTTCTGATTTTCATCGTAAGCCTCATCGGCCGCAAGCTACCCGAAAACTTTCGTCGATAAAATAATACCTATTACGAGGACGGCAATAGCCCCCCTGTGAGGCATTTTTATTGACATACTTATATAATAATGATATAATAGAATTGCTTTTCGGATTGCCCTCGCGGCAGTCTGTATAGTTTTTAAGGGAACACCTTTCAGGCGGGTGTTCCCTTTTATTTTTACATCACTTCCACTACCGCGGACTCCTTATAAGAGCGCTTGAATTTCAATTTGCCCTTTGCGCTCAAACTGATAGTAATTTTTACTCCAAACACATTGACCGCAATGGTTTCGATCTTCCCGTTCAGAACGGCTTCACCGGCGGCAATAAGCAACGCCTCGGCATCGGGATCGAATACATACAGCTTCTTTTCGCAGTACTGAGCAAAGTCGCTGACCGCATCCCTGATTTTCTTTTTGTTTTCCTCTTTCTCTCGTTCCTTTTTGACCTGCTCCTGATAATCACGCGCCAATTCGCAATCGCAGTGCATAACGGCATATTCTTCCGCCTCTTTATCCGATTGCAACACCGTATCTGCAATCATCTGTTTGCCGCAAAACTTGCAGCGCGGCAATAAATACTCTTCCTTCATTTCCTTTTTCATTTTTACCTCCTATCCCGCCGCCCGAAGAGAAATAATTTCTTCCGCCGGCACCTCGCGCAAAACACGAATTTTTCGCGCCCGCACTTGATCTTTCGCATCCGGTACGACGATATCATGAATATTTGCTTCGACTTCCAAAATAGCAACATCATTCCAGCAACTTCCATAGTTCACGGCAAAATCGAGCGATGCAATGTGGATCCCTTTGACAGCCACACTATCCGGATTTGTGTCTGTATCCGTTTCGACCCACTCGCCGACGCGGTACACCGTTCTTCCGTCCCACCCGGATATATAACGCCCGTCTTTCTTTTTGTGAACCGCCTTATAATAATGCACGGTCACTGCATCGCCGTCATAACCGTTCAGCTTGCGCTTATTGAACCATTTTTTATACTTCTTACAAAAAATCTCTATCTCCTCGGTCGCTTCGGCATTCTTTTCTCCGCGCACTTGTACAATGTCGCAACGCCGCATATCCTTTTTAATCTCCATTGTATAAAAGTTCTTTTCGGGATCGTCTTTGCGCCGAATAAATAATATCACGCTTTCGCCTGCCGCCACACGTTCGACATACCGCCCGACGCAATGATTTTGGCGAACGCCTTCCTCGACGATCTCGCGCGCGGTGCGCGGCATAACCACTTGTAGTTTCCCGTCATCCCATTCCGTAAACGCATGGATAGAATCGTACACAGCCGCAACGAGATCGTTATATGCCTGTTTATCCTGCATTTTCTCTTCGACCATCGCCCAATCGTGGGCTTTTTTCATCGAATGCGGCAGCTTTACCGCCGTATCGTTCAAATTTGCTCCGCATCGGGAACACATTGAAATATAATCGGTATAGTCGGCGATAAAATCTTTTATATTGGAATAATCAGTTTTTTGCGTGAGGTAATACTGAAACCAACGTTTACGGGAAATAAAATCATAGTAAAAATCAGTTCCCGAGCGATGGTTAACCACCTTGATAAATTCGATTGCCGCCGCCCTGTCCTGCTCCTCTATCTTCCAAGCCTTGACTTCCTTTCTTGCTACGAGTTCCTCCACGGTCAGCGCAGAACACTCCGCCGCCTCCGCACGGCTTTCAATGCCAAGGTCTTTCAGCGACCTCACATTTCTCATCATGCGGCTGGCATCGTCCGCAGAAAATTCCGTAATTTCTTCCGCCGCCCGATATAAACCTACCTTGTACAAAATTTCCAACTTCGGTTCATCATTATAGGCGTTGAAATAATAAAACGGATTGACAAGGTTATGCTCGGCGGCAATTTCAAGCGCCGAATACTGATACTTCGTCCCGCTTAATACTGCGCGGAGATTATACGGATAGGTGTTGATTTTTCTGTCCCGCAGGCGCCAACCGTTCCATCCTTGACCGTGTACTCTTCCATACCCCAAAATCCACTTTCCCGCGTTTTTTCCTTGACTGATAGGATGAAAAGCAAACTCTGTCCTGTCGTGGAGGAAACCTCGTTCCTCTTCCGAAAAGTAATATTGGACGGCGACCTCTTCGCCTGTCCTCCAGCACCTTTTATAACAACTGAACAGCCGCTGCGTGAAATCGTCTCCAGCCCTGTCGAGGTAAGAACAAGCCATATAGTATCCTCCCCCGTTCGGACTTTTTGCCCCGTCGTGCAACTGCACGGTTGCCCCGCATGCAGGGCATTCGATGATCCGCGAACTGCGGGCGCGGGTAAGATGTACCTTCTCCCCGCACGCCTCGCAGTAGGCGTCATAGCTCCCGCGCTTCAGCTTGATGTAGAACATTGTTTTCGTCATCCTTTCTCTTGCCCATTCGAGTACATAATCGGGCAGTTCGGATGTGATGCTCCGTATGCTTTCAAACGCCTTGCGCTTTATCTGACCGTAATTATACGCCTCTTCCTTCATCTCCGCGATCTGCTCGCGCGTCAGTTCGTAATTTGAGTACATACACATTCTCAAACCACCTCACAGCAGATCCTCGAGGCGGCGATGGCTCGGAGCCGCCGATACTTTTTTGAACAGATGAGCAAACCGCTCGATCGGGCGCTTGTACTTTGCCCCGAGTTTTTCGGCAATAAGTTCCGCCGCCCGAAAGGGCGAAACAACGCCCTTTTTACGCCCCTCCGCTTCGATGAGCTGATACAATTCATGCAACCCGATACTTTGATCTGCATCAAAGTCATCATTTTCCTGCGAAAGCGCCTCCACCGTGCATTCGAGAACTGCCGCATAAAGCTCCTTTTTATTTTCTTCTTCCGTTTCATTGTCCTGATACAGCATTTGAAGATATTCGTTTCGCCGCATATCAAAGCCCCCTTTCCTTCAATACCACTTTCAGAGCATTGATGCAGCGCGCCTTTTTATCGGCGTCCATCTCCGCGAGGAGCGCAAGCATTTCATCCAGCTGAGCCTGCAGGTCTTCAAATTCAATCTTGAAGCGCGTCAGCCTGTCATCGGCGGCAATTTCCAACTGCCTTTGCGCCGTTTCTAAAGCGGCGACAGCCGAATCGCGTGCAGCCTCTGCTGCTTTCAGCTTTTCGAGCGTTTCAGGGTTTTCGACCTGCTGCACCTCGGGCGGCAAATTCTTCAGTTCTTCCGCCTCCTGTTCCGCCCGCTCTTTTGCCTTCTTTAAGGTTTCTACCCTTTTCTCGGCGTTTTCCAGCTTTTTACGCGCACTTGCCGCGTCCGCCTCTGCCGCTGACTTCGCCTTTTCCGCTGACTCCTTTTCCTTTTGAAACATGGAAAGCTGTTCCGTCTTATTGTCGCGCTCTGCTTCCAGCTTTTTGATATACTCCTGTAATTCACGGACATTGGCGCTTTCCGCCTGCCCGCTCTCCACGACTTGAATGCGGTCTTCTTTATCCGCCGCCGCTAAAATAGACAGCTTTGTAATGCCGAGACCCGCGTTTTTTATCAGAAAATCCTGCGGAAGCTTTTCCGTAATGGAAATGTAATTGTACGCCTGCCGCTCCTTGATCCCGATTGCCTGCTCGGCATAATCGCCGAACTCCTCGAAACCCGCCGCCCGGTACAGCTTCCCATCGCGCATATGCTTGAGCTTATACGCCATCTCGACAAGATACTGCCCCGCCATGCTTCCGCACGCTACGATTTGCTTGTGCGTAATGACGAAATCTTTTTGCTCGTCCGAAAGCATAGCGTTCGGATCGTCGAGCATCAACTGCTGAAAAATTTGGTTTTCCATAATACCTCCGTTTTTTGTAATTAACTGCAAAATCAATGCTCGGCAGCGTTTTGGTCTGCCGTCGCATATCGTTGTCTGAACTTCAAAATCTCGGCTTCAACGTTCTCCGTAAATACCGCATCCGCGGATATCCACTTTCCGTCGGCAAGCCGTAAGGACACTTTCTTGTCGGTATCAACGAGTATTCCCGTTATTTTGCTCGGCTGCGCGTCGATTCTCCCCGACATGATGCTGCGCGATATAACAAAACATTCTTTCCCGATTATTTCCGTATCGACTTTAACTTTCATCTTACACCTCGTCAAACGGGTTACTTTCCATTATCGGCTCCATTTTCGGTTTAGAAGTCCTCTCCAATTGCGGAGGGCTGCCCGACGCCTTGCCTAAAAACGAAATCTTTGCGGCAACTATATTCAGCCGCGTAAATTTTTCTCCGTCCTCGTTCTCGCGCGTATAAATTTGGGCGCTTCCGTACACGGCAAGCCTGTCCCCGCGATGGCAATGCTTTTGTACCGTATCCGCCAAGTCCCGCCATGCCACGATGCGGAAAAAATCGGCGGGGCGTTTCCCCTCCGCATCCTTATATTCGCGCGGCACCGCCAGCGTAAATGTGCAGACGGGCGTCCAATCCTCTGTCGCCGAATATTCGGGATCGCGCGTCAATCGCCCGATCAGTATCACCTTGTTCATACCGCTATGCACTCACCCCATAATGAGAGCCATCTGCCGCCAAAAACAGTCCCACCAATAATCGCCCATATCGATAAGCTCCGCCGTCCATCGGTCAAACGCCGTCACGTCGAGAATTTCCCCGATCGTTCCCTCTTTTGCGCAAACTGCCGCCGCCCATGCCGTACGCTCTATCATTTTTCCTCCGCATTCGATATATCGAAATCGTCAAATACGATACTGACTTGTCCCATATACTGCACCCTCTCGACATCAATATTTGCCGTACCTTTGATTGCGGCATAAAGCGCGGTTTCCCTTGAATCGGCGGCAATGTATTTATAATATCCGTCATATTGGATGCCGAATAAA